TCTACTTGAACATGTGTTGCCACATATCCTTTTTGTTTAAATAAAGGGACATAACCTGGCCTTGAAAAGATTTCCATTTTTTTACAACCTTGTTCTTTAGCCCATTCAGCCACTTTATCAATTTGATCAAACCATTCTTTGTACCTTTTACCAGTGACGATTTTAGCGTCACAAACTTTATAATTAGGGTATTCTCTAATTTCAGTGACACCCACACATAAAATTTCGTTAGTATCTGTAACAGCCAACCAAAGCTGCATTGTACCTTGTTTACAATGTTCTTTAATATGCTCTTCACTTATAAATCCTCCTGCTCTGATACAAGCTTTGTGTACTAATTCTTTTGCTAAAGGCCATACTTTATCAATCTCCTCTTTACTGAATTGTATCAGATTTGTTTTCATTAACTAAATCGTAAATTCTTTTTAATTTTTTTTGTTGATCATAGAAAAAATCTGCACCAGCTTTTCTCATGCTTTTATAACTTTTAGGATCTCCACCAGATAATATACCTGCACCTAATACTGCATCAGCACGTGATACAAATTCTCCATCAGCTAATTGAGCTAACATAGTATCTTCATCCTTGTTACCGTTGCCTGCGCCATCTTCAACATAACCTTCTGCTCTTACATAGTTATTATAATCGTTCTCATCATGATCAGTTTTTGATGGTAGATAATTTACACCACCTTTATTAAATTTTTGTATAGCAGTCGCTAATCCACCTTCATTTGCATAAAACATATCTGATCTTAATGTTTCATCCATAGTAGGTCTTGTATTTTCTGCAGGCACAAATGCACCTTCTAATTTACCAGATTGTTCTGCATATGCTTTATCATAATCTTCTTTTCTGTAACCATCTAATTGTCCATCACCTTCATCTTCGCTTGCTAGTAAAGGAATTATACTTGATGCTAAGAATGCAGATTGAAGAGGATTGTCTTTTACTTTTTTTAATAAATTAGAAGTTATTCCTGGTTCTGTTGCTTTAACAACATTCAATCCAGATAATTCTCCACCTCTTGAAATTATTTCATTACCAAATTTATCTACACCTATTGATGTACCTTTTGGCATATTAGCTCTATTTAAAAAACTTGCACCTAGATTACCTTGTGGCACAGGCGTTGCAGCTTGCCCTATACCTAAAAAAGATTTAGCACTTGATAAAGGAGCACCTGTAAATGTTTGTCCTCCTATTCCTGCAGCTCCAAGAGCGTAGGCTCCTCCACCAATTAAAGCTGCACTTTGAAGTGCTTTCTTAGTTGATTTTCCTCGAAGTTTTTGTACGCCAAATGTGGCTAATGCTAGTGTAAATGGGTCCATAGTCTAATTAATTAATTATAGACAATATTACCATTTTAGTCGCTTGGTTTCAACTCATCAGCAAACCGTCCTTCATACTGATGCTCACCTATATGTACAATAGTATCACCAATATAGGCATAACATTTGCCACCTATATCCTTCCATAGCTTACAGAAAGAGAAGTCCTCTCCTAGGTAAGTCTTGGTCTCAGGGTCGTGAATCGTGTCAAAAAAATTCCACATATTTGGCTTATTAATATATTCCCCATTAATAACGGTCTTTTGTACGATAGCTTTTTCTGGATAAGCTTTAATCATTTTATCTATAACTGATCTTTTAATTAACATGCATCCCGTTGGACTATGGGTTACTTCCATAACCCCCTTATCTAACTTTATATCCTTATCATCCTCTACTCTAATAGGATAAGTATTAAAGGATTTTTTAAGATCATTCATTGTTTTAATTTTATTATTCTTAATATTATCCATTGCTTTATCCCACATCATTGTTTTAAGGGGATAAGGAATTGATATAATATCTTTATCTTTTTCAATCATTTTAATAATAGATTCTGCATGAAAATAAATATCTGAATCAATAAATAACATGTGAGTAAAATTAGATTCGATAAATCCTGACACACATAAATTTCTTCCTTGAGTTACTAAAGAAGACTTCATTAATTGAAATGTAATTTGTATATTTTTTTTAAAGGTTAGTTTTTGTAATTCTAATAATGCTTGAGTGTAATGAATTGAACACTCACTATGTACAGGAGTTGCTACAAAAATAGAGTAGGGTTTTGTATCACCACTTGTATTATTTTTCCATAAAGGGGTGATTGATTTGTCAAATGGTTTTGAGTCTATTTTTAATTCTTTTAAAGTTTGGTAAGTATCTTTATTTATTGTTTCTTTCACTAATGGCTCCTTTCAAAAAGCTTGTCCATTCCATTCCTTTTTTCTTCCAACTATAAAATCTTTTATAAAACTTTTGTTGTTCTTCTAAATGATCTTGTATAAAATCTTCATGTAGATAACTTGCTGCAACTTCAATAGCATTGCCAGTAGCTATAGCCATACTCTCATAATTATTAGAGTAATTTACATATACAGGCCACTCAGCACATGTTTCGTATAACGCTCCAAAGTTATTGGTAATAACATGAACTCCAGAAGCTAATGCTTCTAAAGCTGAGGCACATGAAGTCTCTTCAAATATACTTGGGTAAACAAACATATCATAATTAGGCATCATCTCTCTAATATATTCATTAGGCTTATAACCAATATAATTTACATTAGATAATTTTTCTGCTTGTTCATATAAAGGTTTAAATTGTTCGTCATTTTGTTTTTTAAATTCATCTCCATAGACTTGAGTAGAACTGTATACATCTAATATAATATTAGGGTTTTTTATTTCTTGCATTGCACGAAGAACAATATTTAATCCTCTCCAAGGTGTGCAGTGATGTATTAGTTTTATAGGCTCACCTTTTTTATAAATCTTTCTTATTGGAAAATCTTCAACACCGTTTTTAATAACAATACATTTTTCAGTTGGCACATCAAAAAAGTACCTAAATTTTTCATAGTTCCAATGACTATTAAATACATACCAATCATATTCATTGTGTCTTGATTTATCACTAAAGAATTTTTGTAAGTTAGGTTGATCCCAAGAATTTTTTTGCCAAAGAATATTTAATTTATTCGGATCAATCGGAACCTTACCTGGTATAGATGTACATATTTGAACTTTATCTAAAATATCTTTAGAGACATGCTTATGAAGCATCTCCATTTGGATTTCGGTTGCGCCTCGAGGTTGCATTATTTTTTTGTGGCAGCTCCCATAGTAACTTTAGTAACTTTAATTTCGAGGTCTTGTCTAAAATCATCCACAGTAGTGTCAGTATTGGGATCAGCAACATCAGCATTAAAATCATCTTTACTAGCATAAACTTTACCAGTCCTTTTGTGTTTAATAATTTCTTTTGCTTCTGCTGGTATTTTAATTATATCACTCATTTCTGTCTCCGTCCTTGTCTATTGTATTTTTTATTATTTTGCAACTTTTTTTTCTTATTAGGACTTTTAGAATGTCTTCTAGGTCTTTTCCTAGGCTTATCTCTTTCAACAAAGTCTTTAAATTTCCTAGCCATTTTCCTGTGATCTATCTATCAAAGCATAACTAATAGATCCTGTAATTTCATTTGCTGTATCGGCTTGAATTTTAAGAATATCATCTGCTTCCATATTTAAACTAGATTTTATAAAATTATCAAAACCTGCTGATAAAGTTTGGTGAGCAATGTCTACATCAGATCCTCCAGATTTTTGTAAAAATACATCTACAGCAATACTTCCTCCAGCTTTATGACTTATTTGTAAGGACTTACCAATAATAGTTGCATCTGCTGGACAGGTTAAAATAGTAGTCACATTAGTTGTAGTTAAATCAAATGTTTCGCTTTTATATCTTATTGTCATTGCATAAAGTAATTAAACGAATCTTGTTCGTTTTTCAAGTCTTGTTGATAAGAAGTATTTAGTTGGTTTTCAACAGTAGCTATTGCTTGGTTAATTTGTCTAAAACCTTCTGTAGTATATTCTTGTGGTGGTTCAGGAACATATACGTTTATCTTAGCCATTATCTTCTACCATCTGGGTTAACATCTGCTCTAAATGTACCAAATCTCCAAGTCTCATCTACTGCGGTGTTTTGTATTTTAATATTTGCAAGTCTTCCTCTAGCTCTAGTATCAATTTTTTCTGTTGAAGAATTTATAGTAAAAGGACCAAGTTGTGAAGATGCTCCTGAATCAATTGGAAAATTTTTTAAGAATATAGTTACTATTGCATTACCTTGAAGATTTTTAAAATCAGGTAAGAATCTACTTAGTCTTAACATATATTGACCATCACCTTCTATAGGTAAATCAAAATCTCCTGATTGTATATATGCTGATATAGCTGTCTCTGTTCCATCCAAAGCTATTTCATTATTACCTACTTCATGAGCATAGTAAGTAGTTGAACCAAAAGTATTTGTTGCTCCACTTATATTTGAAATTGTTGGTATAGCAGTAGAATCATATTCTGTTGCGTAAGGTACATCATATGTACTTGCATCTGCGTAAGAACTTCTAGCAAGTGTCATTGTAGACCAAGTATTTTCTACATAATTGTAAACTACAGTTCTGTTATTTTGTACTGCAGGACTTCCTGAAGGTGTACCTGCTGGATAGAACCACACAATCTCATTAAACAAAGAGTTGTGTGAACCATATATAATTTCATTAGATGAATAGTTTATTCCCACATTTGATCCGGTAGTCGTGAATA